CCAATACCGTTTTCAATCTTCAGTATCAATTAAGATTAAATGACCTACATGACTTGACTTCAACATCAATGATTTACTATACAACTGCTATGAGTTATCTTGACTTGATGTCTTTTGTGTTGAACAGAGCACCATCAATCAGATTCAATCGTATGCAAGGTAGATTACATTTAGATCTAAATTGGGAAACTGATGTTACTTTAGGAACCTATGTTATTGCAGAATGCTACCGTGCATTGGATCCAGCAGAATCTACTCAAGTATGGAACGAGAGATGGTTGAAACATTATACTACTGCTTTGTTCAAAAAACAGTGGGGGCAGAATTTATCTAAATTTTCTAATATGCTTTTACCGGGTGGTGTTTCTATAGATGGTCAAGGCATATACGATACAGCAACACAAGAAATAAAAGATTTAGAAGATGAATTAGTAACATTGGCAGCACCACTCTCATGGTTTATGGGCTGATACTATGCCACGGAATAAATATTTTACAATGGGTACTACTTCCGAACAGAATGTTTGGGAGGATATTATCATCGAATCATTAAAGATTTATGGTCAGGATGTTAGATACATTCCAAGAACTTTGATTGCTAAAGATGAAATACTTGGTGAGGATAGATTATCACAATTCAATAGTCAATATCCAATAGAAGCATACTTTGAGAATATAGATAACTTTGAAGGTCAAGGGTCATTCATTCAAAAGTTTGGTTTGATGGTTGAACAATCTGCTACATTAGTAATTGCTAGAAAGCGTTGGGAACAACTTATTGGAACTTTTGGAACTACCATTCTTCCAAACAGACCTTGTGAAGGTGATTTGATTTACTTTCCACTATCAAAGGGATTGTTTGAAATAAAGTTTGTGCAACATCAGGATCCATTCTATCAAATTGGAAAACTTTACGTTTACAAACTGCAAATCGAATTGTTCCAATATGCTAGTGAAAAGATCAATACTGGTATTGATGAGGTTGATGTGTTTGAAACTTTGAAATCGTTTGATGTAGACATTACTGCCAATACTGATACTCAACAATCTTATGGCGATAATGATAAGTTTATAGATAAAGCAACTGATGTTATCTTCTCAGAAACAAATCCATTCGGTGAACTATAATGCTAAATAATCCTCCATATTACCATGGTATTATAAAGAAAGCAATTGTAGCATTCGGACGGATGTTTTCAGAAATTCAAATTGAGCGAATGGACGAAAATGGTGACGTATTACAAACCATAAACGTACCTATTGCTTATGGTCCTAAAGAAAAATGGCTAGTTCGACTGGAACAAGATCCATCATTGGATAACAATGTTAATACTATACTTCCTAGAATGTCGTTTGAAATAGTTGGATATTCTTATGATGCAACTAGAAAGTCCAACAAAATGACAAAGGTTGCTAGTTATAACCAAACTACATCTGTATTAAAGACTCAATTCAGTCCTGTACCATATAATCTAGATATAGAATTAAACTTGTTAACCAAAACAACAGAAGATGCATTAGCAGTAGTTGAACAAATCTTGCCAGTATTCACTCCAGACTATACATTATCAATTAATGCTATTCCAGACTTGAATATTGTTAATGATGTTCCTATTATATTGAATGGAGTTAGTTTCCAGGATTCTTATGATGGCGATTTTCAATCAAGACGGGAAATAGTTTATACCTTTAGCTTTACCATGAAAGTTAATATATTTGGATCAATAACATCATCAGGCGTTATCAAGAAAGCCAATGTCACTTTACCAAATCAACCATTGGATTACTTTGTTAAGTCTAATGTACCAGATACTTTTATAATAGATACTTGGTCAAATAATACACCAACTGGATTCTAATGTTGATACACGAGCTTGCTCGCAACCATGAACGCAGTGAATGGTTGAACAGATTAATACTAATATTGACCTTTTAATTCGCTCACTGCGTTCACGAATGGTGGATTGCTCACTGCGTTCGCAACCACTTGACTACTAGATTATTTGGTATTTTTCCAGCCCTACATTGATGGTTTATATAAACTGCGCCGTGTAGGTCCGATGCAAAAACTGGAATTCTGATAAAGAAACATCCGACCTGCGAATAATATTGAACTTTATCGTCCATGTCTGTATTGCTAGTTTTGCTATAACGACAGACTTATTTGTAGATTGGCTACTACAGGGTACAGGAAAATTCCCGATCCTCATCTGGCAGGGGTAGGTTCCTGCTCATGCAACTGGTGTCCCATTGTCCAGTAATTATATAGGCTATGTGATAATTATATCTTATTTATACGAAAAAGTAAACACTAATTATGGCTTCTTTGACATACAATTCAAATCCAAACCTAAAATCTATTGGGGTTTCTGTCGATTATACGGAATACCAAGTCCAAGAATACATTAAGTGTAAAGCAGATCCAATATATTTCATTAAGAATTATATAAAGATTATTACTCTAGACTATGGATTGGTACCATTTGAACTATTCGATTACCAAATAGATTTTATCAACACCATACACAATAATAGTCGTTCCATCGGCATGTTTCCGAGACAACACGGAAAGACAACAACTGTAGCTGCTTACCTAGTTTGGTACTGCGTATTCAATGAAAGTAAAAATGTAGCTATGTTGGGTAACAAAGTTGCTGCTGCTCGTGAAGTTATGGCACGGTTTCAACTTATGTATGAAGAACTTCCAATATGGCTTCAACAGGGTGTTGTCGAATGGAACAAAGGTTCAGTAGCTCTAGAGAACAAAAGCAAAGCATTTATTGCTGCCACAACTGCATCAGGTATTCGAGGCAAATCTGTCAATCTTTTATATCTTGATGAACTTTCATCTGTTCCTGGTACAGTAGCTGAAGAATTCTTTGCTTCAACTTATCCTACAATCTCATCTGGTGAATCTTCAAAGGTTATTATAACATCTACTCCTATAGGTTTCAACCATTTTTGGAAAATGTGGGATGAAGCAGAACGAAATATAAATGGATTTATTCACAAACGAGTTGAATATTGGGAACATCCTTTACATAATGAAGAATGGGCAGCCAAACAGAAACAACTTTTAGGTGAAATTAAGTACAACCAAGAAGTTTTGATGCACTTTCTGGGTTCATCTTATACACTTATTGGTAGTGATGTAATGTCCAAAATGAGACCTATTTCTTATATACACTCCAATAATGGATTAGACATTATTGAATATCCAATACAATTCCATAGTTATGTTATGGTTGTGGATACATCAAAAGGTGTTGGTGGTGACTATTCAGCATTTACAGTTATAGATGTTACCCAACTTCCATATAAAGTTGTGGCAAAATATAGAGATAATAACATAAGTCCACTTCTATATCCAAATGTCATCTATAAAATTGCTAATGACTATAATGAAGCATTTGTACTTATGGAGATAAATAGTTCTGAACAAGTTAGTTATATTCTCCATGCAGATCTTGAATATGAAAATATACTATCAGTTGGAAGAAATTCCAAAGGTCAATGTATTTCCGGTGGCTTTGGTGGACAATCAAGATTAGGTGTCAATACTGATAAGAAAATAAAGAGAATAGGTTGTAATAATCTTAAAACACTAATAGAAGAAAATAAACTATTAGTATATGATGCTGATATCATTGCAGAATTCTCGACGTTTATCGAATCGAAAGGTTCTTATGCAGCCGACGATGGATATCACGATGATCTTGTCATGACATTGGTTCTTTTTGCCTGGTTAACTACAGATCCATATTTTACCGCACTTAATAACATTGATATGAGAAAGTCAATCTATGAAGATAGAATGAAACTTATAGACGAACAGATGGTACCTACTGGTTGGTTGAATGATGGTAATGAATCAGATAAAGAAATCTTGATGAATTTCTGATTAGTATAAATAAATACAGAACCAACTTTTACAATGTGATCTACAAATTTATAATAGATAATTTTAACCTTATTCCTAACGGAGACACACATGCCAATCCAATTATCTCCTGGTGTTGCAGTTGTAGAGAAGGATTTTACTAATGTTGTACCTACAATAGCATCTTCTGCAGCCGCAGTTGCTGGTGCTTATTCTTGGGGTCCTGTATTAGAACCTACTACTATCTCATCAGAAAACGAACTTGTTGCTCAATTTGGTAAACCAACTGACACCAATGCTCAATCATGGTTTACTGCAGCAAACTTCTTATCTTATTCTAGTAACTTATTAAACATTCGTACTGGTACTACTGCTCAAAGAAATGCTGTTTCTTCAGGCACTGCTTCTACCATCAATAATAGAACAGTATATGAACAAAATTTCATTGCTGGTACGGGCACAATTAAATTTACAGCAAAATATCCTGGTGCATTAGGTAATTCTATTGCAATTGCGGTTGCTGATGCTGCTACATTTAAAGCAGTTACTCTTTCAGGTACTGTCACTACTTTAACATCTGCTACTACCTTAACTGGTGGAACTTCAGGTGCGGCTCAAACTAAATTCTTAACTGAATTATATGTTGGTGCTGTTGTAAAAGATACAACTGGTGCTACTGTTGGTACAGTTGCTTCAATTACTTCTGATAGCGTAGCTACTCTTTCTGCCAATGCTGCTATTGCATTAACAAACGGTGCTATTAAAGCTGATTGGCAATACGTAAGTCAATTCTCTACTGCTCCAGGTACTTCATCTTTTGCTACACAAAAAGGTGCTACTACTGCTTCTGATGAATTGCATATTCTTATTATTGATTCTAAAGGTGAATGGACAGGCGTTCCTGGAACGATTCTTGAAAAATTCCCATTCGTTTCTAAAGCAGTTAATGCTAAAACCGATAACGGAACAAGCAGTTACTATAAAAATGTATTAAACAACCAATCTAACTATGTTTGGTGGACTTCTAAATTAGCAACAGATTGGGATACTATATTAACTAGTACTACTGTTTATACTAATCTTACTGCTAATGCTACTTACCAATTGACTGGTGGTGTTAGTGACTTAACATCAACTTCAGCAAATCAATTAGAAGCATATAATTTAATTGCTAACCCAGAATTATATCCTATTGCTTACATTGCTGCTGGTAAAGCATCATCTGCAACTGTTACTTCATTAATTAGCAACATTGCTGAAGTTCGTAAAGATATTATCGTATTTGCTTCTCCAGAAGATACTACTGGCGATATTTTAATCGGCAATGGTTCTGATATTACTGCTAAAGTTTCAGCATACCGTGATGCACTTCCATCATCTTCTTATGCTGTTCTTGATTCTGGTTATAAATATCAGTATGACAGATATAATGACGTTTACCGTTGGATTCCATTAAATGGTGATACTGCTGGATTATGTGCTCGTACAGATGGCACAAATGATCCTTGGTTCTCTCCTGGTGGTTATACCCGCGGTCAAGTTAAAAATGTAGTTAAATTAGCTTACAATCCAGATAAAAGTGCTAGAGATGCAATTTATAGCAATGGCATTAACCCAGTGGTTTCTTTCCCTGGTCAAGGTGTGGTGCTTTATGGCGACAAAACTCTATTAGCTAAACCATCTGCTTTTGACCGTATTGGAACTCGTAGATTGTTCATCATTCTTGAAAGATCTATTTCAGTTGCGGCAAAATACCAATTGTTTGAATACAATGATTCTTTCACAAGAGCACAGTTCAAAAATATGCTTGAACCATTCTTGAGAGATATTCAAGGAAGACGTGGTATTACTGATTTCCAAGTGGTTTGTGATACGACTAACAATACAGCTGCTGTAATTGAAGGTTATAACTTCATTGCTGATATATACATCAAACCAAACTACTCAATCAATTACATCACATTAAACTTCATCGCTACTCGTCAAAGCGTTGAGTTCTCAACTGTTGGTGCATAAGGAGATATAAATGGCACAAATTAATGATTTCAAAAGCACCTTAAAGGGTGGCGGTGCTAGAGCTAATCACTTTAGAGCAATGTTATCAATGCCAAGTTGGGTTGGTGGTGGTTCTGGTTTATTAGCTGCACAAGAATCTCAATTCTTATGTCATGCTGCTCAATTACCAGCATCTACTATACAGGATATTCCTGTTCAATACCGCGGTCGTGACGTTCATATTGCTGGGGAACGTACTTACGAACCTTGGACAGTAAGCATCTATAATGATACAAACTTCAATATCCGTAACCGATTTGAAGAATGGATTGAAGGTATCCAAAATGCTGCTTCTACTACAGGTATCGTTAATCCATTAGCTTATCAAGTTCAATTGAGAGTAGAACAACTTGATAGAAATGGCGATACTATGAAACAGTACACATTCATCAATGCATTTCCACAAATGATTGGTTCTATTGAATTAAGTTATGAAGCAGGTACAGCAATCGAATCTTTCGATGTTACTTTCTTATATGACTATTGGACTTCTAATACAACCAAACCAGGTAATGGATTTGGTGTTAATGTATCAATAGATACTCCATTCGGAACAGTTAGTCTATAACTAATAAAGGTATATAATGGAAATTTTTGGAATTAATTTAACCAAAAAGAAAGCGAATCAAAAGGCGGTGGTGGCTTCAGTAGTGCCACCGTCTCTTGAAGACGGTTCTGCTTTGGTATCTGCTGCAAATTACTATGGTCTTTCTGTAGATTTAGATGGCGGCATTAAAAACGAAAATGATCTAATTCGGAAATATCGTGAAATCAGTCAATATCCAGATTGCGATTCAGCAATTGAAGATATTGTCAACGAAGCAATCGTTACTAGTGATACTGGCCAAACTGTCGATATCGTTCTTGACGATACTAAAGTTTCCGATGGCATCAAAAAGAAAATTAGAGATGAATTTGAGAATGTACTTACTCTATTGAAGTTCAATGATAGAGGTCATGACATTTTTAGAACTTGGTATATTGATGGTAGAATCTATTATAACATCATGCTTGATGAGAATAATAAGAAATCTGGCATTACTGAATTAAGAATCATCGAACCCCAAAAAATCAGACGTGTTAAAGTTGTAAAATCTTCACGTTCTCCTAAAGGTGTAGAACTTACAAGTATCCAAGAAGAATACTACCTATACAATGATAAGGGATTAACTGCCCAGACCACTCAAGGCGTTCGTATGAGTTTGGATTCAGTTGCCTATTGTCATTCTGGTATTCTTGATGGTAATACTAATATGGTTATGGGATACTTGCATAAAGCAATCAAACCTACAAACCAATTGAAAATGATTGAGGATGCTCTAGTAATTTACAGAGTATCAAGAGCACCAGAACGTAGAGTATTTTATATTGATGTTGGTAATTTACCTAAACTGAAAGCTGAACAATACGTTCAAGACATTATGAATAAGTTTAGAAACAAACTTGTTTATGATGCTGTTACGGGTGAAGTTAAAACTGATAAGAAAAATCTTTCTATGATGGAAGATTTCTGGATGCCTAGAAGAGAAGGTGGTAAAGGTACTGAAATTACTACTCTAGACGGTGCACAGAATCTTGGTCAAATTGAAGATATCAACTACTTCCAAAATAAACTATTCCAAGCACTTAATGTTCCTATTTCAAGACTTAGACCAGATACTGGTTTCTCTCTTGGTAGAAGTTCAGAAATTACTCGTGACGAGATTAAGTTTAGTAAGTTTATAAATAGATTAAGAAATAAGTTTTCTAATGTATTCAATGAAATTTTAAGAATCCAACTTGTTGCAAAGGGTATCATTCGTGAAGATGAATGGGATGAATTTGCTAATAGTATAAGATACGATTTCAACCAGGATAATCATTTCCAAGAAATGAAAGATACTGAAATTCTGCAAAACAGACTTCAGACTCTCCAACTATTGGATCCTTATGTTGGTAAATATTTCTCAGTTGAATGGGTACAGAAAACTGTATTGATGCAATCAGAAAAAGATATTAAAGAGATTGCTGCTCAGATTAAAAAGGAACCTGCTCCAGTAGATCAAGAACAAGATTCTGGGCAAGTTACTCAAGATACAACACAACAATAGGAACATATTATGACAGAATTTACTTCAAATTTAGTTGATGCTATTATTTCTGGTAAAGCAACTGATATCGAGAACTCTTTTCAAGCGGTGATGGCTGATAAGATTTCATCTGCTATTGATGATAGAAAAATTGAAGTTGCTCAAACTATGTTTAAAGACACGGACGACTAATGAACTATTCAACTTTTGTACAATATATTGGTACCAAAAAGAATATATCAAATTCTATAAAAGAACATTACGGCATTGAAGCAAGTCCATCTTTAATTGAATCTTATTCTTCGTTATTGGAAACCAATAGATTTACAGTTGATCCAGTAATATTGGAGTTAAGAGAGAAACAATCTTCATTAAGTTGTCGGTTTGAATATACTTTGGATGATGGTTCTTGTGTTTCGATTACAGAAGAAACTCAGAATCTCCTAAATCAGATTTTAATAAATAATACTAAAGCAATTAATTTTATGAATGAATCTAAAGATAACTTCTTTAGTGTTATTCAAGAAACAATTAAGGAATAAAAGATGGCTGTAACTATAACAGTTGTATCAAAAACCTATAGCGATGTTGTTGTTAAAGTTGCAGGCACTGCTGGTTCAGCAACACTTAACTTGACAACGGATATCCTTGCAGTAAACGAAGCACTGAATGGTGCTACTCAGAAAGTTAATATTGCTAATCTATTTTGGTCTGGCAATGCTGATTGTACTATTGCTATTGATAGAAATTCTGTAAGGTCATATACCTTCCAATCTAATACTATTGGCAGTATTAATTTATCAGAAGCTGGATTTGCTAACGATCCAATCAATAATACATATCCATTAGTGTTTACTGTTACTGGTACTGGCAATATGGAACTTTGGGTTAGACTTAAAAAAGTGTCTGGTTATAAAAATACAGACCAATTAAGTACTATCCAATCAATCTAAGGACAGATATGAAATTAATCACAGAACAAGTAATGGATGTGCAATATCTGGTCGAATCAGATGGCACAAAGAAATCCCATTACATCAGTGGTGTTTTTATGCAAGCCGATACTCCTAATAGAAATGGAAGAACTTATCCTAAGTCTATTATGGAATCAGAACTTCAAAAATACCAATCTTCTATAAAAGAAAAACGCTCACTTGGCGAACTTGGTCATCCAGATTCACCATCGCTTAATCTTGATAAAGTATCTCACTTGATTACTGAATTAAGATTTGATGGTAATGACATTGTTGGTAAAGCTAAAATCCTTGATACTCCTATGGGTAAGATTGCTCAGAACTTTCTTGATGAAGGTGTTAAGTTAGGTGTATCTTCAAGAGGACTTGGTTCCGTTGTTCGCAAAGGTAACATCAATGAAGTCCAAAATGATTTCAGATTGGCTACTGTAGATATTGTCCACGAACCAAGTGGTATTGACTGTTGGGTTAATGGTATCATGGAAGGTAAAGAATGGGTGTACGTTAATGGTGTCTTTACTGAACGCCATATTGATGATGCTCGCAAAGCAATTTCAGGTGCCAAATCTAGTTTAATAAATGAAGTATCACTGAAAGAATTTCAAAATTTCTTAACACGTATTAAGTAACTATAACAAGGGAGACACAATGTCTATAGAAGATAAAATTGCAGATTTATTAAGAGAATCTGAAGCATTGCAAGTTGCTGAAGCATGCAAAACCAAAATGAAAGAACAAGATTGTGAAGATGAAGACGATTTAGATGAAGATTATATTCTTGATTTAGATGAAGCATTTGCTGTACATAGACATGGAGGTTCTATAGGAAGTGGTGGTCCAACTCATTATAGCACTCATGAAACTAAAGAAGAAGCTAAAGAAGAAGCTAAACGATTAAACAAAGGGTTGTCTCCTGGAGACAAGAAATATTATGGCATTAAATATAAAGTATCTCAGGTCAAAGGTGTTAAAGAAGGATATGAAGTTTTAGAACTTGATGAAGAACAACTTGACGAATTGTCTAAGAAAACTTTGGGTTCTTATGCTAAAAAAGCAAGTGGTAATATTGCAAATCATGCTTTACATGCAAATATTGCTATTAATAAAAATGATATTGCTAATACAGAATATCATTCTAGAAAATTAATGAAAAGAAAAGCTGGTGTTGGTAAAGCAATTGATAAATTGACTAAAGAAGATTTTGAAGATTTTTCAGTTGAAGAATTAGAAGACTTTATGATGTCA